CAATAGCTAATGATACAGGTGCAAATGTAAGAAGTGATATTAATGCTGTTTTAGGTGCAATACAAACATTAAATAGTGGTAGTAGTGACCCTAGTGCAAATGTTGCTTTTCAATTATCTGTTAATACGACTTCTAACCTTTTAAAAATTAGAAATGCAGCTAATAATGGCTATATAACAATAGGAAATGTAACACAGGCAAATTTAGGTTTAGCACCATTAGCAGGTGCAACATTTACTGGAAAAGTAACGCATAATTATACATCTAGTTTAACTATTCCATCTGGTACAACTGCACAACGTGATGGTAGCCCTGCTGTTGGTATGTTTAGGCATAACAGCACCTTAAATCAATTTGAAGGATACAATAACGGACAATGGGGTGCGATTGGTGGCGGTGCAGGTGCTACTGGTGGCGGTACTGATGAAGTTTTTTTTGAAAGTGACCAGGCAGTTACAACTAATTACACTTTATCTTCAGGCAAAAACGCACATACAGTTAGTCCTACAATTAACTCAGGTGTAACTGTAACTGTGCCATCTGGTGCAATCCTTGTTATTCTTTAATTATGGCACTAAACATTAACGGCACTACTGGTATTTCTGGAGTTGATGGAAGCGTATCTGCACCTGCCTTAACTGGAACGGATAGTAATACTGGTATAACATTCCCCTCTGCTGACACTATCAAGTTTTCAACTGGTGGTGTTGAAAGAATGTCGATTACAAATAGCGGTATAAGTGGCATCACTTCTGGAATAACAATGGCAGATCAATGGAGAATAAGTACAAGCTATAGTGCTAGTTCGGGTGCGTCTACTTTAACTGCTAATTGGGAAAGAAACGATACAACAGGTTTTACAGGTATTGGTTCGGCAATGACGCAATCTAGTGGAATTTTTAGTTTTCCATCTACAGGAATTTATCTTATAAGATTTTACGCTAGAGGATTTGGTGGTAATGTCCAATATGCGGGAAATTATATTCAAACCGGTATTTCTGGCACATATACTACTGCCGCAGATTCTTTTGATAGTGCGGGAAATAGTAGTAATTATTATTTCAATAATTCTACTGAAACCATTTTTGATGTAACCAATACTTCTACCCATACAGTAAGATTTGCTGTTGAGACTTCTGCATCAGTTGCCTATGATGGTAATAGTGCTCAAAATGTGACCTACGTCACATTTATGCGTTTAGGAGATACATAATGAGATTTGACAGGAGAGCAGATCACATAGAAGATTATCTTGTTACTGTACGCACAGGACAATGGTTTGGGTGGAGTGATTCTTCTAACAAAATCTATGCAAATCTTGTAGTGCATGATGGTGGGTCTAAGCCTACAGAAAAAGAATGTACAGATGGGTTAGCTGCGTTACAAGCTGCATGGGATTTAGAAAATGATAGTTACAAATCTCAACGTAGAGCAGAGTATCCAAAATTTGAAGATCAGTTTGACCAGATATATAATGAAGGAATAGATGCTTGGAAGTCTACAATTAAAGCCATCAAAGACAAGTACCCAAAACCTAGTTAAAAATGACAGCAAAGATTAAACTTAACGCAGCTTCAGGTGGTGGGTCTATAAGTATTCAAGCACCATCATCATCAAGTAATAATAGGGTTATATCTTTACCTGATATTGCAGATGGAACGCTTGTTACAAGTGAAAGCACACTTGACGCAACAAAACTTTCTGGAGCTTTACCAGCTATAAGCGGAGCAAATTTAACAGGCTTAACTGCTGGATTAGCAATGGTTGATGTATGGGATTTAAATGGTGTTATTGGTATGGGAAATGACACAGAAACAACCATCACAACAAAATGGACTAGAGCTAATGACTATAACGGAATTATTGGTTCTGCCATGACAGTTGATAACAGCACAGGAATTTTTACATTTCCATCAACAGGCATTTATAGTGTTTTATTTCATTTAACTCTTTACAATAATCATAACAGTGTGGGTAGATATGCTTTTGCAAGAATTAAAGCAACTACAAATGATAGTGCTTATGCCACTAGGTCGCAAGCTGGTGGTAACTCAGTCGCAAGTAGCGGTTATGTATATCAAAGTCTGAGAGCGCAGTATATTTTTGATGTAACTAGCACTTCAACACATAAGCTTTATTTTACTGCGGTGCATGATGCGCCATCCACAATTAATGGTGATGCAAGTGCTGATAGTAATTTACATACTTATGTAATGTTTATGAGATTAGGAGATACATAATGAATCATACAAAATACAGTGCATTAGTTTCTTTAAGACCTACAAGTAAATGGAGTTGGGTAGACCTTGATTATACAGATTTGAATTGGATTAGTTCTGATACAAAACCAACTGAATCTGAAATTGATACAGAGTTGGCAAACTTAATAAGTGCAGAACCCATGAAATTGTTAAGAGTAGAAAGAAATAAATTATTAGCTGCCTGTGATTGGAGAGCTAGTAGTGACTTGACTTTATCAACAGCTTGGAAAACATATCGTCAAAGTTTGCGTGATTTACCAGCTAGTGCATCGCCTAAATTAGACGCAGATGGTAATTTAGATATGTCATCTGTCACTTTCCCTACAGAACCTAGTTAATTATGTCAGAAATCAAGGTAAATTCGATAAAAGGTGTAGGAGCTAGTGCTGCTGCTATTACTGTCAACAATACTGATGGAACGGCAACTGCTAATTTAACAAACAGACAGGGTAAAAATTTAGTGGTCAACGGAGCAATGAACGTGGCACAACGTGGTACGTCATCTACAACACAAAATGCTTATACAACTGTTGATAGATGGAAAATTCTTAGTGGTGGATTAGATGAAGGTGTAACTACTGCTCAATCTGATATAACAAGTGGACTTGCTTACAATGATGGATTTAGAAAAGCATATAAAGTTCAAAATGGTAATCAAACAAGTGGTGCAGGATCAAGTGATTATTTAGTACCTATTTATAAATTTGAATCACAAGATTTAGCTAATAGTGGGTGGGATTATGTTTCATCATCTAGTTTTATAACAATTTCTTTTTATGTAAAATCTAGTGTTGCACAAACTTTTCAAGTGCAACTTTATAATGGTGAGCCTTCACCAGCAAGACAGTATGTTTTTGAATATTCAGCAACAACTTCATGGACAAGAATTACACATACTGTTCCTGGAGGTTCAGGTTTACAAATTGATAATGATAATGGTGGTGATCTTGATCTTTATTTTAATTTATTTCATGGTACAGATGCTACAGACAACAGTTATGTGAATAATCAATGGAATGATTATGGAGGTGGAAATCCACAATATAAAGACAATACCTCTACTTGGTACACAACAAATGATGCAACATGGGAGATTACAGGATTACAGGTTGAAGTAGGCAGCGTGGCAACAGATTTTGAGCATTTAAGTTATCCAGATGATTTAAGAAGGTGTCAAAGATATTATTATAAATTGTTACCTACACAGGGTGCGTATTTTGGTGCTGGCACTTGGTATAATTCAACCACTTTTATTCTCCATGTTGATTTTCCAGTTTTTATGAGAACAAATGTAACTTCTGTAGAGACAACTGGAACGGCTGCTCATTATAGAATAATTACAAACGCAACAACAGTTACTTGTACTTCTGCTCCATCTGCTCTTGGAGATCCGAATACTACTTCATTAGCTGTTAATTTCCCTGCAAGTAGTGCTGGAACACAAGGTCAAGGTGGTTTAGGCAGATCAGGAAATGCGTCTGCTTTCTTAGCTTTCTCAGCGGAATTATGAAGTACAAAAAACTAATTAATCCAATTACTGATGGATCACAAATTTATGCACGAATTGATGATGATGGCTTAATTCGTGTAACTTGTTTTGAGCAAAATCCAGAGTTCCAAGAGTGGTTAGCATTGGGAAATACACCAGACCCTGCTGACTAATAAATCTTTTCTTGCATTTGCCTTGTCATTATTCCCATAGTGACGTAGAGAGGGGATAGGGCTACAATAAGCAGTAATACGACTACAGACATTAATGCTGTAGCTCTTGCTATCTG